AACTTTGCCCGTCGGGTACTGAACCGACCTTTGAGAAGTTGAAAGAGTTTTCTCAAACGGTGGGAAGTGAAGTCAATCCGGCGTTGGTTGTTTCCGGTGACTACATCCTTTTGGAAGATCGGCGTGGTCATGTGTTTCCGGGGATATACGCGGGAAACGGTCAGGCGATGGTCTGTTTTGAATTTTGCGGTGTGAGGTCATTCACCATTTCGGGCAAGGCTAAAATCATCATGGCGAGGCGTTTGTGATTGCTTTTATTACAGGCTTAATTTTACTGATACTTCTTATCCCGCAAGACGCTCACGCGTGGGAAGTCGCCGCCGCTATTGTTGCATATCTTGGATATACGGGGATAGCTGCCCTTGTTGTGCAGACCGCAATCGCCACAGTAATCTATGTCGGTGCTGCTGTTGCCATGTCTGTTATTGGCAAGGCATTAACGGGCGGATCTGCGGACGGACTTGGTGCATCATCGTCAATGGCTACGTCTGCACAGGCCACAAAGGAAACCTCCACACGCGGGCAGTTAATCAACACGACGGATTCACAGGTTGCCTTGCCTTTAATTTACGGGCGGCAGAGGGTCGGAATCAACCGCGTCTATATCGGAACAAGTGGCGCGAGTAATAAGTATCTACACATTGTCGGCACGTTATGCGAGGGGCCGATTGAAGGGATTGCGGTTGTTAGCGGCGTTCCTCAAATATACCTTAACGACAAGATTTATACCTCATTCGGTGATTCGTTTTATTATGAATTTGCTTCTGGAACATCCACACAGACGGTTAATTCAACGCTTCATTCAGCAATACCAGCATGGACAGACCCACTTAAAAACACGGCTTATATTTATTGCGTGTTTGAATTTAATCCTGATGTTTTTTCATCAGTTCCTGAAATCACCGTCGTTCTCGATGGGTTAAAGATTTACAACCCTGCAACGGCAGTCACGGAGTTTTCCGACAATCCCGCCTTATGTGCGAGGGACTTTATGACGCGACGTTCATGCCGTGGTGGCATGGAAATAACGTCTGCTCGAATTGATGACACCCTTGTTAATGCCGCCGCCGCTTATTGCACATTAAAAGGATGGGAATGTAATCTGTGTATTCTTGATAACGGGGCCGTCGTGGACAACCTCGCGCAGATACTAAGCTGTTTCAGAGGGGATGTTATCTACTCTGGAACCAACTTCAAAATGAAATACACAGACCTTAATTACGAATCATCCGTCATGGACATCGATGAAGATGACATTATTGAGGTCAACGGTACGAGTACTTTTAAAATAGTGCAGCCTGATATTTTCGGAACGCCAAACGCAATCAGGATGAAGTTCTATAATGAAGATAAACTCTGGCAGATTGACGATTACGTCCTGTCTGATTCTGATGCTATCACGGCAGACGGTGACTACCGAGAAAAAGAAATCTATGTCCGGGGCGTTGATAATTTAGAAGACGCTCAGAAGATGGCGAATTATAACCTTGAACGGCTCAGATACAACAAGACTATTTCATTCGTCATGGGCAGTCGGGGAATGGCTCTTGAACCTTATGATATTTTTCGCGTGACTTATTCCGCATTTGGATGGTCATTAAAACTATTCCGTGTCATGCAGACAACCTTCACACAAACCGGCGAAGTTGCAGTAACGGCAGTCGAAGAACTGGCAACCATGTATGATGACGTTTACAACCCGTCCGTCACGCAATGGGATGATACCAACTTGCCGAGCATCCTTGACCCGATTCCGTCCGTTGGAAATGTGTCACTTGAAGAAGAGGTCTATTATTATAGAAAGCGGTCTTATACCCGCCTGGTTTGCACCTTTACCCCTCCATCGGCTGAAACATACCCTCAGTGGTCCTATGCCGATGTTTACGTCAAGATCGGGTCCGGTGATTGGAAATTCTTCACAAAGGCCGTTTCGTCTTATATTTTGGACCCTGTCGAAGAGGGCGAAACATATTATATCTGCCTTGTGTCCTGTACGACTTATGGAAGCAAACAGGCTTTCACAAGTGGCGTGACTGTATCAAAGTTAATCCTCGGCGCATCTGCAACACCTCCCACCAGTGTCAGCAGTATATCCGTCGCTGTAACAGGAAACTCGGTCAAGATATATGCCCCGACGCTTGAAGACCCAGACATTGCTTTCTATGAGGTCAGGTCAGGGATGACTTGGGGTGGGGGAACATTAGTCGGGCGGTCAGTGTCCAGTATTATTTATCTGCCGGGAGTAAGGCCAGGGACTTATTTATTCTGGATGAACACTTGCGACACATCAGGGATGTACGGGGAAACTCCTAGATCAACGACTTGCATGGTTTATACTCCTATTACTGAAACCCTAGAGAATGAATGGACGTGGGACTACTCGACGGGATCACACAGCAACACGGAAAGAGTTTTGTCTGATCCTGAAAGCGACAACGCCCTTAAATGCTCTCATACCAATGATAATTTACTCGGTTCGTGGTTGTCGGTTGAGTATGATCTCGGTTCAATTAAGACAGCTAGAATCGAAGGTGATTTCTTAACTTACTATGTCGCTGGAACGCCGACATGGGCAAACACGGTAGGCACACAGACATGGGCTGATTGGGCGACGGATGACGCATGGAAAGCCCTATTTGACATGGAAGCGGCAGACTCGTTGAGCGCGGTCTTGTATTATGGGGAAACATCACCCCCGACTAACTCAATCGCAATATCTTCCGTGTTCAGCCCGACAGTCAGCGCGAGATATGTCAAGGTTGAGGTCACGATTAATGATCCCGTTCTTGACGCGAATCTATACGTTAAAAACCTTAATATGAAGGCTTACGCATCATGAAATATGTAATTGATACGATAGTTACGGATAAGGGCGAAGATTACGTTTACGTTCAATTCCTTAATGACGCTGGCAAGGTAATTGAAAAGCACTGCCTTAAATACGACAAGGATTTTGAAACGGAAATTAAAGCGCGTCTTACGAAGTGTGAAACGGCCAACGCTACACTGGAAACAAAAAAACAAGCTATTGAAGCAATCCTGTCTAAAGCAGGGGCAACGAAAGGAGTATAAAGAATGTGCGCTCAAACCTATGTTGATGACTGTTACGATTCCACACATACCGCCACAACGGATTTACAGGCGTTCGAGGATAACTTTGCCGCTTTAAAATCCGCTTTTTCCGGGGCGACTGAACCGGCGAATACCGTGGCTGGAATGTGGTGGTTTGATACCACTGCGAATATCTTAAAGTTAAGGAACGAGGCTAACAACGCATGGCAGAGTGTTTGGGATTTCGCCAACAACAAACCAGTAATTACAAACCTGTCCGCTGAAATCACCGATGCGATGATTGCCACTGCGAATAAGGACGGGGCTGCGGGTACTGCCTGTATGCGAACACTTGGGACAGGGGCGACACAGGCTTGCGCTGGAAACGACTCAAGACTTGGTGTACCTGCTGACCTGTCCATCACCACTGCGAAACTTGCCAACGATGCCGTAACCAATGCGAAGTTGGCAGACGATGCAGTTAAGGCAGAGAACATCTACGCCGGAGCTGTTGGCGCATCAGAACTCGCGTCCGCATCTGTATCACAAGTTAAACTTAAAACAAGTTACGGGGAAGTTTCAGGTGAGGGAACTAAAACCCTTCCTGGTGGTCAATATGGGTTTTACCCGCAACTCTATAATGCGACATGGAAGGAAACGTCACTTTATGGAGGGTATGCGACGGTTATTACTCTTGCCTCTATATTCGGGTCCACACCCTCTGCCCTTCAACGCTATGTGACATCATCAGGTGAAGTGAACTGGCTTTATATCTTGAGGGATAAGAAAACGAAAGCAGTTAAACAGACGTGGTTTGCGCCGGATCATCCATGCATGGGGCAAGACTGCGATCCTGACGACCTCCCACATCCGTTTATTGGTGTTGATGAGGCCACGGAAGAAGTCATCTGTATCAACCCGAGTGATGAAGAGGTTGATGCGTTTAAAAAAAAGAAGAAAAAACGGGAACCATTATGGAAAGCGATTCTTGACAATTATGAAATCGACGATGACTCCGATGGCGAATGGACAGACAAGGATGTGACTATTGGCCTTCCTGAAGATATGGATTGGAAGATGCACCAGAAGGATGCCACGATCAAGCCGCTTAAAATGAAGATACCGCAACCGAATAACGTGCTTTGCAAGAAGCTGAAACGGAGGGGAAAATGAGAAAAATAGCATTGCAGGGGCGGCGGTTACATTAGGAACGGGAGCAGTAGGCACGTTGTATTAGGTAAATACCTTCAAGGGGGATTATTGAGAAATGAATCCAGTTAGAATTGAATACGAGAAGGACGACATTTACGAGAAGTCAGACAGCGATAAGCTGAATTTTCTCATTGAGATTGCCTTTGCGAATCACCAGCAACTTACACAGCAAGGCTTAACCCTCTATGGCAACGGTGATCCACAGAAAGGCTTATGTAGTCAACTGGCGACACAGAGAACACGGCTGAACTGGTTGGTTGCTATTCTCTCCGCAGTCGGATTGGCCGGACTAGGCATGGTGACAACACTACTGGTGAGATGATGACACTTTACGAATTTATTGAGAAGCACGAAGGCAGACGGAAAAAGCCCTATCGGTGTCCGGCGGGAAAACTGACAATAGGAGTGGGGCATAATATTGACGCTAATCCTCTTCCAATAGACATCAAAAGACACCTTGAGGAGTACGGTTCAATTGACAACGAGATGATAGACAGACTGTTAAACACCGATATTCGCCACGCAGTAGCAGATTGCCAAGTGATATTCCCTGCCTATAACACCATGTCAGATAACCGCAGAATGGCCCTGGTTGACTTTGTTTTCCAGCTTGGATTCACAGGCGCGAGGAGATTTACGAGGTCTGTAAACGCCATTAACGCAGAAAAATGGGATGATGCCGCTAGGTACATGGGAGAGAGTCTATGGGCAAGGCAGACACCCGCCCGTGCCGCCGAAGTTATAAAACTAATCAAGGAGGGTTAATATGAACATCAAGACAGTTATCAAGATTTTGACGCTGGTTGCACCGCTGGCCGGCGTGAACACGAAACAGCTTGAAATCGTGCTGGCAATACTGAATTTGATTGCAGAGGACATAGCGGAGGCGACGAAGTAAATGTTTCAGAACGCATTGGATTTCCATGAGGTCGGGGAGTGCGGGGGAAGGGTAGTCTACCAGCTTGATTCTGCCTTAAAGTGGAAGTGCGATAAATACTCAATTACCGTGCCTCAATTCTTCTATACAGACCTTGCGTCCGTCCCTAGATTACCCATTGTTTACACCCTATGGGGCGACAGGGCGCATCGTGAGGCCGCCCTCCATGACTACCTGTATCGTAAAGATTGCCTTATTAACTGCCTGACAAGTGGGGAAGTATATAAAGGATGCACCCGAAAGTTTGCCGATGACTTCTTTTTAAGGGCCATGAAAGCGCAGGGACAACCTGTTTATATCCGCTATCCCATGTGGGCAGGGGTCAAGGCAGGGGGGCATTGGTCTTATCATCGCATGGAAGTATATGATTGCTTTGACTTATCAGAGGATTATCACTAAAAACACCGGAACATTTTGTCATTAAAAATGTCACATAATAATCTTGTAATTACAGTTATATATAAACATTGTTGATGATATTTTGTCACGCTAGATGTCACAAGGTAAAGACATAAAAAAATAAATGGAAGTTAGCACCAGCCAAGGTTCCCAAATGTACATTTCCTAACCGAGGTCTCCGGGCCCGTCCCACGACGCCGGCATATGCCGGTCTGGGTGGATGATGCGGGCCCACTTTTCGGGTTCGTCCTGGTCCATAACCTGGATATTGTC